TAAGCTTTTTAGTATTCAGCGCTGTATCGGTTAGTTTGAAATCTAATAAATTTGCACCAACGAAATCATTTACATCATCGTTCGTTGATAGATAACCCCAACTTTCGCAACAACTTTGTCCGTTATCAATTAGAATTAAATAGGTGTGTTCGGTTGTGACAACTTTATATCCATCGTAATTAGAACCACCAAACAAACTACCAATCATTCCACTCATGCCTAGTCGAGAACCATTCTGTCCGTTTAGCAATCCTTGATTTCCTAAACCAAGCGATTTAACTTCTTCAATCTGTTTAATTTTTTCCATTTGTTTCTCCTTGTTCGTTTGAACTTTTTTGTCCTAATACTTCGAGTACCAAATCTCTTGGTGCTTTAAACTGATGTGGGATGAAGTAGCCACGATTTTTTGCTAACTGATTTGCTTCAGCAATAATTGCTCGTGCTTTAACTTTCCCCTTGATTTCTGCAATAACGAATACATCATTCACATCTACATATTTACTTTCCATTGACTATTTCCTTTCTCTTTAACTTAATAGGCTACATTTTGTAGTCATCTTTATCAAAAAAAATTAGTTGAAGATTATTTGTTCAAATCTTAATCCAGTCATTTTCATGATCTTTGCAGTAATCTTTGTAGGGCAGTCTGATACACCATTTTCAATACTTCTCCATGCTGTGAACCCTACTTCCATTTCGACTGCCATTTCATGTTGATTATACTTAAGCAAATCCTTTCTAATGTCTCGCAAACTATATTTTTTGTCCATATTAGTGAACCTCCTTTCTCTATCTTGCCTACATTTAGTAGGCTTGCAACACCATAGTAGCACTAACATTATTCATTTACAATATAAAAATTACATTTTGTAGGCAATATTTATAAATTAATAATTTGATTGCATTCTGTAGGCACATGAGTATAATATATAATTATAAAGAAGGTAGGAAATAACATGAAAGAATCAAATAAAGAATTAGATAAATTTGATGTTGAACTTGGCAATTTGTTACGCACATGGCGTGATGATGAATTTCATTTGACATTAAGAGAACTAGATAAAAAAATTAAAATACCACATCAAACAATTCAAGCATATGAAGCGGGTAGACGCAAAGTTCCTACAAAAGTATTAAAAGTATTCTGTGACTTTTTTTATAAAGATATAAATGAAGTATTTGCTTCAATGACTAAATACTTATAATAATATTCAAAAATATTTTTATTATTATCATTATTTTTTCCCTCCACGAGTTAGTTATATTGTATCACTTGAATATATTTCAAGATGATGTAAATGCATTTTTTATTACATGGGTTAAAATAAAATCATGTCACTAAAAGTTGGTTGACAGAAAGGAATAAAAATGCGTGAACCTAAACCTAAAAAGGAAAAAGACGGGATCTATCATATCCGATTCAGAGTAAAAGAAAAAGACGGTAAATGGCATCAGAAACACTTTGCACATATCGAATGGAAGAGTGGCAAAGATGCGATTTCTTTTTATACTAGTTATATTAAAGAATCAGGCTACAGTCTAAGTCAAGTTACCGTTAGTGATTTGTTTCGATTATATGTTGCAAATACTAATTTAAAAGAAAGAACAAAGCAGAACCGAGAATTGATCCACGAAAAGTACATTGAACCAACAATCGGTAAAATGATAGCCGATAAGGTAAATGTGAGAGATATAAGCAAGTGGCAGAATGGTTTGCTTGATTGTACTTCACGAGTCAAAAAGACACCTTTGTCTAATTCATATTTAGAAGGTATTCAGAACGATTTACGCACAATATTAAATTACGGTGTAACAATGGAATATTTAGATAAATATCCATTCAAGTTACCGAACGTATCTCGCGATGAAAAGAAACGAGTAATTCACCATTGGACACCTGAACAGTTTAACCAGTTTATCCAAGTAGTTAAAAAGCCGATGCAACGTGATATATTCATTACATTGTTTTGGACTGGTATGCGTGTCGGAGAAGTTATAGCATTACAAGTCGAAGATATTGATATGGTTAAAGGAACGATTGATGTAAATAAGACTTACGATCATGTCAATAAGAAGGACGAGAAGACGCCTAAGACGGCTAATAGCTATCGCAAGGTAATGATGACATCAGAAGTTAAAACAATCATAGGACGGCTCATATACAAGCACCAGCACACATACGGATATACTCCGAACGCTATTGTGTTTGGGTTTGATGAACACTATGGCATTTCAACTTTACAAGCTTCGTTAAAGAAAAACGCAGAAGTAGCCGGTCTTCCATATATCAATGTTCACGCCTTTCGGCATTCTCATGTGTCATTCTTGCGACAGATGGGATTCAGTGCATTTGATATTTCTAAGAGAATTGGTGACAATATAGATCAAGTTAATAAAACTTATGGTCAATGGTTCGATGAATTGCAACATGATATGGTTCAAAAGATAGATAATTTCAATAATCAACCCCCTAAAACGAGCGAAAACACAGAAAATGTTGCAAATCCGTTACAATCAGTAATAGGCAACGCATAAAAGAAGACGGTAATTAGCCGTCTTTTTAATTTACTTCTACTATTACCTCACAATTGCAATTTTGAGAACATATAAACCTTTACCGTCTGTTGAAAGTCTTTATCGTTCATTTAAAAATATTACAATTTATCGTGAATTACCGTAAATCATAACCAATAAGTAAAAAGTGTTGCAAAACTGTTACAGTTACATGTAAACTTCTTGTTTACTTGCCATTATTAAGGTATATAATTTAATTAAGAAAGTGGGGATACTTTATGAACGATTATGCAAGTACATTTATTTGGACTATGTTATTATTTGTAGTTATTTATGGCATATCATTTGTATTATGGTGGAAGTTTCTACCAAAGCACCATCAAAGAATAAAATTAGTTATGATTGTTATAGGAATCCTGTTCGCTATATTTAGTTTTGTTGGAATATATATGATAACAACAGTTAGTAAACTAATGGCATAATCAAGTCCTGATGTTAGGACTTTTTTATTTGATTTTACCCATGTATTTCTTTCACAGTCTAAATTCTTTCCTATTTACCCGTGTATTTCGATTATACATTCTCACTAAACTTATTTCGATTTATGCGCACAGATGTTCAAATATAAGCATGTGTCAAGTTTATTTCAAATTTACATGACAGTTCACAATATATATATTGTTCACAGTAACTATGAACTGTCATGTTTCACTTAATTTAACTTTGTACCATGTGCGTGGAACAACATCATTTAAACACGCTACAACGATTATTTGCACAGGTATGCATAGTTGCTAAGTTTATCTGTAATCACGCTGTAACGGTCTGTAAATCGCTCACCGTTGATTATAGCGCGATAGAACGGTACAAGTTTGCAAATAAAAAAGGTGATACCGAAGTACCACCTAATTACCATATATTTTACTTGCTATGGTTGCAAGACTATTTGTCGAGCCGTTAATTTATTATTCGCTTGCGGTAAGCGAAGATATTTAGCAAACCGTTAATTTGTATTCCGTCTACGGTAGGCGGAGATATTTTTGTTAAACTGTCGGTAATGATTTGCACATTACAAGGTTCTTTATCTGTTGTTTTATCGGGCGCTGACGCCACAGACGGAAATATAACCTACCAATTTTGTTGGCAACCGATTACTTGCGTTTACCTATTCCGCCACGACAGTTTATCTATAAGAATTATATCATATTCAATTACATTCAACATAGGGCAATTGCGTATTAAATGTAAAATTTGCATTTGCCAACTGTCGCAATATTTGAGATAGTTCAAACTACTTAGCGACAAATGCTATGGCGAATCCAATAATACCACTGATGATAGAAGAAGCAGCTGCTACCCATAGAATGTTATACTTCTTGCCTGGTTCCATGATTAGTGTTTTAACATCTGTTGCTACTTCAACTATTTTATCATTGATGCGTTTCATTTCACTATTTGAACTATTCATCTTCTCGTCAAGACGAATCATTTTCTCGTTCATTCCTGAATTGTATGATTCAATTGAACTAATTCGTTCATCCTGACGATCTAATCTCTTTTCGAGATCCGCAACTGTTGCCATTATGCCACCCTGCTAACTTTAATCGCTACGGCTTCAATCGCCTTAGACTCTCCGACTGTACCGATCGTAACATCTTTACCTGTTTGAATAGGCATCCATCCGATGTTAGCAACATGAGCCTGTGCTTCAACCTTGTAACCTTCATCTGCCATAATCTCAATGGCTTCAAGTCGTAATGCTCTATTTTTAGTTCCGGTCCAAATATCACGAACGAAATCCATCCATCCGATGTTCTGAACGTGGACCCGATAGGTACAATGTCCGTGAATGATGATTGCTTCCACCCTGAGACCTTTTTCAGTTGTTCCGGAGATCTGTCCGTCACTCGATACAGTGGAATCACCAACGTTTTGAATGTGGGTCTGATACGTTGTTTCTCCAACCGGAAGATAATCGATTAAAACATATTTGCACCAGTACTTCCATGACCGATTGTGCGCGGATCCGGAAGCTGCACTGCGAGTAACTCCCCAAGCTCCCCAAGCCGGAGTACATTCGATATATTGGTTGATGCCGTTCTCTTTACCGATGTAGATTCCAACATGACCTAAATCAGAAGTCATAACGAGCAGTCCGGGGATATCCGGCATCGATGGCAAGAGGCCCTTTTCATGAGAGGCATTATACATCATCAGAACGTTCTGATCTTGAGAACCAACATAGTTGATCACACCGGGAGCTAACTCCCACAGATAGCCTTTGATCAACCCAACACAGTCAAAGCAGTATTTACCCATACCGGCTCTAATTGTGTTCACGTTTTGAATGGTATACGCGTCTCTACTTGCAATGCGTGACTGAATCATCGCTTCTGTCAGTCTGCGACCGATCCCGCTCAGCATGTAGATCGTTGGAATGCTCAGTTTACTTTTGACATACTCAACAAGCCCGATGTTCGTTTTATTGCTCATCGGTTTTTCCTTCTTCCTTTTTTCCTTCTTCCTCTTCTTGCTTCAAGAGAAATGCGATCTCAGCGGAGTAATCTAAATCTACTCGCTCGTCCTCGTTTTTTTTCATTTACTCAACCTCCGTCTTTGGTTTTTCAGTTAGTGTTGCTAATTTATAAAGATTAGTACCCATATTAAATAACTTCTGACCGGCCAACACAGCGAAGGCAGCGGCGACTGAATAAGAAGAGAATGCGTTTAAATTTGTTAAGTTGATATCGGCAATGTTGAAATACATAAGTAGGTATGGGAAAATTGTTACCGCTCCGATCAACCACAGGAAGAAAACATAGAGGATTATCCCCCACTTCATCCCGGATAGGAAGCGTTTACTGTCCCACTGGGATTTATTTATCCATGCCCCGACGAGCATATCGCCTACAGTACAGACGGTCGTGAATGCCATGAAAGCAGTCACCATAACAAATGCGTTGAGTATAGCTTGTGTCATTTTTGTTTCTCTCTTTCGTTTATAAACTTTCTAAAAATGATATTATGTGTGTTATGGATTAATTTCAGTAACATTATTACCATAACTATCTAATGTTAGATACGTGTTATTGCCTTCCCATGCTCCACCTGTTGGTGTTGTCATATGCCTTATTACCCCTGTAGCTTTCCCGTTTATAAGTGACCACAGCATTGTGTTATAAAAAGTTGCATTAACTGTATTTGATAAGTTCGATAAACTATATGCTGTCATTGCATTTGTACCATTACACAGTACTTTACAGTTATCTAAAATAATATTTTGATTTGCACCCAACAAACTTGTTGCTGAATCGTGAAATAACAAGCCACCGAGACATTCTTTTGTAGAACTTGATGTTCTGTAGGTTGTTAAATAATTCCCATTTAATGTGCAATTTTTAAATTTCAAATTAAAGTTTGGTCTAAGTCCTATACCAACTGCTGGCGACCAATCACTTATTAAATCACAATTATTAAATTCTAAAGCCTTACCACTACTAAAATCTGTTTCTATGTGTACTGCATATGCCTTATCAACAGTAGAATCATCTGTAAGTATTGTATTGCTACGGTCAGCGTGAATAGTCATATTTGCAACGTAACCTGACCCTGCTTCAAGAGGTGGATTTGCGTATTCTCCAGTTCCACGAAGCAAAATACAATCTTGTCTATTAACACCGATTATATTTATTTCCTTGTTAAACCCTCTTACACATTCGTCATAAGTTCCAGGCATAATAAGTAATGTAGTACCTGCAGGTTCAGCCTGTAATGCAGCATTTATAGTTGTATAATCACCACCGCTTTTTGCTACAATCTTAAAGTTAAGCAAATTAAGTCTTGATGAAATGTTATATCCTGCAATAGGAGAAGATAGTTTCCCGGCTGAGTTGTAAAACAAAACTATTTTGTTACCGTCTGGTACATATGAACCATTTGCAATTGTACTAAAGTTGGCAGATGTTAATGGACTACCTATGCCAGACACCCAATTTAACACTAAATATTGATAGTTTGAAACTGTAACAGAAATAGCACTCCCCGAATTATACATATATTTTCCTACATTATCCGATATTAAGTGACCTGTTGGAAATGTAACCACTACATCAGTCCCAGAACCTGGTGCTATAGTGATAGGTGTACTTACAGGCATTATGCTTATAACATTAGGAACTTTTGAGGCTTGCCACTTTGCTATCTGTGTTTGAATTACAGGGTGTTCAGAAAACCAAACTCCATTATTATTTGCCATTAAAATAAATTGGTCTTTTAGCAAATACGGGAACTCCTGCCAGTAATATGTTCTGGTACCTTTTGTAACAGTCATACTTGTATTTCCTGCTGCTGAACCATTGCAAATATAATAATCGTCATTAGCATAGCTATTAAATGTAACTGTGCTCGCAAGCTGGTTAAAATCACCAGCAACTTTAGCATATCTTACTCCACTAATTACAACTGATGTTGCAGTAATAGCTATACTACCCCCTGAATTAAAGCTTATCATGCCTATGCCTCGTTTGCTTTGGATGATAGAGCCATCTGCTATCCCTGTGCTTTGATATGTCCCCCCTGCTGTCCATGCAGTGCTGTTCCAGTAATACCACTTGCCGTCTGCTGTAACTAAGTAAATGCCCGTTGTACCTGTTGGGAATGCAGATTGAAGTAATGCGAGTGTTGCATATACGCCTTTCGGAGATCCACTATCACCTTTTAAACTTAGAATGAATTGTGATTCAGTTCCGACATTTCCAAGTGCTAACCATACTTGATAAGCAGACAACCCTTGAATACCTTGCTCACCATCATTGTAATCAGTACCCTTTATCGGAGTATAACCATCATTTCCATCGAAATAATCAGTACCCTTGATAGGCGTGTAACCATCTGCACCCTTCGGAATATTTAACACATAACTTTGACCATCAATTTCAGAAATAATTTCTACACTTGCGGGTACGGTGTTTTCAACTGTGTTAGTGATTACTGACTTTACATCTAGCCGATTATTGAAATAATCAATTATGTCATCTTTTAAAGTTGAAGTATCAATGGTAACATCAAGAGATTCTGATATTTTAATCGCTCTAATAGCAAAGTGATATTTTTGAGATCCATTTTTTGCGTATGGTTGAAATGATAATGAACCAACAATCGTATGTGCCGATGTAAGCACAAATTCAACAATAGGTAATGTTCCTAAAAACTGAACAGATGCACTCCCACCTGACATTTTCAAGTCTAGCCATTTATCCCAAGTTTCCACATCTGTTCCTGTATAATCTAATACTATTTTTGTTGCTTCATTATCAGCCGAATATTGGTCGGCCACCGTTGACATGATTCCTGTTTTTAAATTGCAATTGATTGATTTCAAGTGAATCACTCCGTTTCATTGTTGGATAATTTTTGCTTATTTCTTTCGTTAATGTTATTTATTTAAATAAAGCTAACATACGCACCAACTGCCACTAATTCTCCCTTGCAATCTAATCCTGCGCTATTCGATGATTTCAAATAGAATGATACCGTTTTATTTGTATCGTTATTTACAGTTGTCAAATCGCCACGCTTATCAATTCCGGGCCCACCCCAAAACTCATTTTGAAGAACAGTCACAACCAATGAACCGTCATGTGATACTGTTAATCGTCTATGGATACCATATGAACCAGCGCCACCTTGCAACCCGCCCACATTTATATCAATCACACAAGCGTTATAGGTTGCCATTGTCAATGTTCCTATTAAGTGCGGGGTTGTATCTGATGTAGGAATCGTTAATGCAATGGGGATAATTCTTTTGGCACTGTGTGTCATCACACCGGTGAATACAGGTTGCGTACCGATTAAGCTTTTCAATGTCGCAACGGTCATCTTCTTCGTATCGGATGAATCTTCGATAATGATTATATCGGTATCAGTCCATGTTGCTTTTGCTGTTAGATTAGCTAATTTAATATCCGCCATTATTCATCCCTTCCTTTCTTTTTCAATTCTTCTAGCTCTGCAATTACTAAGTCATATTGATATTTCAATTCATGAAAGTTTACTTCCATTTGTGCCTTAGCAATTGCGAGTTGATTAATGATATAGTCTTTTTGTTCCATTTGTTCTCCTTTTGTTATACATATACAGTTCCATCTGCGCGCATTTTAAGTGTGTAGATAGCAGGACCACCGAATCCACATTTAATGTTTACGCCTGAAAGTGTTTCATTGACATATACATTACCGTAGACACCACAACTACCTTCGATTCCAATACCTGCCGAATCAGTGAATAAATATCTCGATCCGAAATATAATCTTCCGTTGACTGAATCTAATTTCATGCTACCTGCCGTTAGTGAACCACCAGCGATTACTAAACCACCGATACTTCCACCTGTTGCAACCATATTTTCTAATGAAACTTTGCCATTTGATTCAACACGAAATTTTGCATCAGTGCTTAGATAGCCGTTTGCACCGTTCGTTTCACCCGCCCATATAACATATTGATTTGCTTGTGCAAGTGAGATTCCAACTCCTATTGCATATAACTTTGACGATGCAATATTGAAACCACCAACTTTCCCAGCAATCGATTCAACACTTCCATCTAAGTTAATTTTGAAGTTACTATTGGCAGTAATAACGCCTTCCAACACGATATGATTTGCGTTAATCTTGACTGCATCTGCCGTCTGATTGATTAGTGATGCAATTGTCACGCCGTTGAAATCTGTATCACTAACTTTATGCGTTATTGAATCTGCGTTCTGTTGAATCAACGAAGTGTGCGACTCTAGCAAACTTTTATCATCTTTAACTAATACAATTTCGGCTTCTAATTTGAGTGCCATTTTCTACGCCCCCGATGTGATAGCAACTAGCGTTGAACTATTCGCTTTCGTCAATATTCTGTTGCCTGTGAATGTCATCAAGTACGCTGTTTCGGATATCGTGAAGAAACATTTATATGTCGCTGTTCTATCAAGATAACCCGATGTAATCGTAAGTGATGAACCTGTTAAACCTAATGAGTTGAAGTTACTGTCCTTAGCACTGTCTTGTGATGATCTCGACCATGCGAACTGACTACTTGCCATTAGTGATGTAACATCAATGTTATCTAAGATGACATAAGCATTAAGTGTAAGTGTTGTTTGACCATCGAATGTCAGCCCTGTGCTTGATAGTATTTTGAATTGGTACAAGTCTTTCTGTGCCGATAATGTCAAGTCACCGAAATACATATTCCACATGGATGCCGTTTCTTCGTTGGCTACTTTTAAATTAGATGTAGCCACTTCGCTAGGTACAACTGTATTACCTATTTTAGAACGCAATACAACTTTGAAGAATGAACTTGCCAACAAGTTGAATGTGACTAGTGAACCCCATGCCTGACTTGACTGGTAGACATAGGATGAATTGTAGATCACGACCATCGCTTCGTAGATGTCAGCACATTGTACTGTGACATATCCCGATGAAACAGGATAGAAAGCACTTGTACGAATAGCTAGTGCCGATGATGCAGGTACGCCCAATGTGAGTGTACCTTGCTCAAAATTAGAAGGAAGATTCGATACACGATTCGGTTTAGCGCTATTGATTTCGAGTATCTTGTTATCAACATACGATTGCGAAACCTTTGATGTAATCGCTTGTGAGTTGACGATGATTGAAGATTCATTAGCCGTTGTTCTACCGTCTAAAGTTTCAATATCTCCTGTAATAAAACTAATTGAACCCTTGACTTTATCTACCATGATTTCAGTGTTTTTAACACGAGTTGACAGTGTACCTTGATATGCGTAGGCAGTATCCGTTAAAGTCGTTGCTATGGCACTTAAATCAACTCTGATAGCACCATCGAACTTCAAACTGTACGCTAATATCGTTGTTATGATTGTTGAGTTATCTACTGATGTAGTAAGCGTAATTACATCGCCTAAATCTAAGTAAGGTGCTAATTTTGAACTAACTGTATAAGACTTATATCTGAACCCTTTAATCTCTGTAATCATGGCATCTATTACACTTGCCTTTATCGTAGCGTTCCATAGAAACGGACTATTCGATATTGACATTTCAACACTTCCATCTGTTGTAACCATCGTAGAATCTGAACGAGTTATATTCTCGCCATCAACTACATTGTCTAATTTCAATACGATTGTATTTACGCCCAATGTCTTAAATGAATCTTGATAGGTAGTAAATTCTCTCGCTTGTGCCTTAGCGATCGTTTCAACTGATGAAATAGGTTTAAGTGTTGATAACTGTTTAATTACTAATTGACCTGTACGATTGATATAAGCGAAACTCAATGCAACTTTACACGCTTCTGATAGCACTTCTTTCAACTGACATTCATTGAAATAAGGTAATGTAGCGATACTGAATGTACCGTTGAAGATACTTGTATTTGATAGCGTTACTCCTGCTTGTGAGCATAGATTCTGTACGAACGCTAACAATTTCATCGGATATGTATTTGAATCCGTAAACTTAACATCAAACTTTTTCATGTTATCTATACAAGTTGCTACAGTAGTTAATGTGTCTTGTCTGTATTCCCACGAACTAACTATGTAAGGTTGATACGGTACATATTCAGTTGTAACGCCATCGGCTAAGTAAACACCTATATACGGTTTAATTGAATATTTGTGAGATAGATTCAAAGTAGAAACTATATCTCCGACAAACTCAACTGACATATTCCCTTGAACCACACTTCCTAATATTTCTTTGTTAGGACACGCATCTGCATCTATTGTAATCAACTTGATCTGCGCACCATTTACAGTTACAGTTGAATTTAATGTATTGTCTGTAACTTCGGCATAAGCGATATTTCTGCTTGTTGATGACTTTAATATAGACTTATAATTATCTGATGCAGAATACATTAGTTCACCTTCTCTCTTTAGTTCTCAATTAGGTTTACAGACATAGCATTGTATAGCACATCTGTGTTATCTAAACTCTTAATCCACATCGGAGATATTTTGAAATCTCCATGATAGAATGAACCTGTTTTAATTGAACCATCGAACATATCTTCGTAAGTAATAGTAAGCGCATCAGGCTTGACTATATTAAGCCAAGCCCTTAGCAGTGTTTTATTCATAGGTGCTACTCCGACAACGAATTTTACTTTATGTGCTATGACATTGTGTATCATCGTTCCTGCCAAATTAGTACCTGAATCTAATTCTAATGTGAACCTTGAATATTCAAACGATGTAGGTACAGGTGGTGCTACTCCGTTAATAGTTCTTATATCCCATACTTGCGCCATAACTTCTCCTCTCGCTTGATTAAATCAAGATTGTTTTACCACCTTTAATCGAATCGTTAATCATGTCAATCAATGCACCACCGACCTTGTTACTGCCAATCTGAACGGTAAGGTTGATAGGTGTAGATGATTTATTTCCATCTCCTAATACACTTGACACGGCTATTGCCACACCTTGTGATACGGCTTGAACTATTTGATCGTTATTCGCAACGGCAGTACGACCACCGATTGAACCAACTAGTTCAGGTATGCCATTTTCTCTAGCCTTGAAATACTGCCCTGATTCAGGATAACCACCATCTGCATATTCTCGTATCTGCGCACCACCGCCACCTTGTGTATTGGTTCGTGGTGTGTTATTTGGAATTTCATAGGTTGACGATGGTATAGACAACTTCGTTTTTGACATACTATTGATAGCGTCTTTGACTAATGCAAATCCTACTAAAATACCCGCAATTCCAAATCCAAGTGTCCATGCACTTTGGAACGTTGCAACCGCTAATGTAGCAAGGAATATGCCTGTTGCAAGTGTACCTAACCCAATAAGCAATTTATCTCCAGGAGTTAAGTTGTCCCACATCTTTTTAATGTTGTCATAATTAAGTACAATCGCTGCAATAGCAATGCCAATCAACGCAAGTGGAGTAGAAATTCCTAACAGGATTCCACCGACTGCCATCAATGCTTTATATGCTAAAAATGCAAGGAATACATCGTTAATAAACTGAACTAATTTAGGGTTACTTCTCGCCCAATTTGCTAAATCTTTCAATATGAGTACCATGTTTTTCAACATTTCATTAATGGGATTAAGTATAATTTTTGAAATAGGTACAATAAAGTAATTAAGAAAATTATCAAGACTCTTATTAGCGGAAGGATATACTTCATTTATAAATTTAAGAAATGCGTCGATAACATCAAAGAATCTAGGAAGTGTTTCTTCGATTACAATTTTTGAAATAGGTTTGATAAAGTCGTTATAGAAAATCAAAAGTCGGTCAACTACATTACCCGCAAGTTTTGATACTGAATCCCATAGTTCACCAAACGATGTAACGAACGGTTGAATGTCAATTCCAGTTAATGACTTGATGTTGGCATAGAAATTATCCCAACCTGCAAACTCGAATGAAATCTCTCCTGTCGCTTCATCAACTTGCTTTGTGAATCCTAACCAAGACATAATCGTGTCACGTATTGCCAAAGCCTTCATCTTAACGTTGCCCATTTTATTGTCATAGGCGGTAACATATTTCATCAACTCTTTATAAGTATCTGACATACCACCTATGGCAGCAGCGCCACCACCACTCGATGCAGTAGAAGAACTGATGTTGTTTATTTCATCCCATCCACGCAATTGCTTATTCAACTTAGCAACAGAAGCAGCAGCACCATCGGCAGCATCTCCTGTTTCATCTAATCCATTAGTTGTGTCACCATAACCGAAGTCAGGCATTTCGAACCCCATAATCATAGCTATTGTCTTAAATATTTCTTTCATTACCATGACAACAGCATTGACATAAGGTAGAATCATTCCGAATAGTCCGATGAATAATGCGCCAAACCAACGGTATGCTTCTTTAACTTGATTGCTAAATACTTTCATCTGATTAGCCGGTGCTTCTAATGTTCTAGCGAAGTCACCTTGTGCATTACCTGACTGTTTCAGAATAGAGATATAACGCAACAGAACTTTCTCTGCTTGTGTCAATTGAATAACTTGTTTATCAATTCCTAAATTATCGAGAATCGGTTGTAAAGTCTGTTGAGTAACATCTATACCAACTGCTCGTAACGGCTTCGTTTGACCAATGATACCCGATTGAATCTTCGTGTACATTGAATCGAATGATACATTGAATAATGACGATAAGTCATATGTCAACTTAGTTAAGTTAGTCGATAAGGTTAATGATTCCTTAGAGGCAATTCCAAGCGATGCAGTAAGGTTTTGAAAGAATCCTTGATACCGCATACTCGCACTCATATCCGTTCCCATAACCTCGTTCATGGTGTTCTGAAAGCGTGTCGCTTCGGCAGATGCAGAACCCATTGATACTCTAAACAAGTTATAGTTCTCTATAAATCCTGACATCTCGGATATGGCTTTCGTGCCGATATTAACAAGTCCAGTAGCAAATTGTTTCAATAGGTATAGACTGAATACTGACTTGACAACTGAACCTAATGATTTGAACTTTGCTTCGGCTCTTGTCGCTTCATTGCCAATATCTTTGATAGAATTGTTGCCCGATATTCCTTTACCATTAATTGACTTGAACTCTTTTACAAGTCCACTTGTACTACCTTTTGCTTCATTGACTTTTGCTATAAGGCTTGTTAATGATGCTAACACACTGTCGACACTTGATGTGATCTCAATTTCGACATTATTTACATTGGTTGCGATATATCTTCACTCCTTTCTATTTTCTTCTTCTTTATAATTTCTGACTGTTTAACGGCAATCATAGCTCTGATTCTATCTTCGATAAGTTTGTTCTTTCGTTCTTCTTCATCTTCTCTTTCTTCTTCTGCAATAGCATTGAAATTGATAGGTTTAGAGAAGTATTCTTCGGGTTCATCAGATGCAGAACCAAACCCATTTTTAATAACTACTCTAACGGCTTTATACACATATAAGCCACTCAACCAAGCAAGGTAATTGTCATACTCGCTATTACGCTTGTCCCTTAAATTAAAAGAAGCACGGTACGCCCAAAATAGAGATGGGTCACTACAATCCCAAAAATCTGTTGTGGACATACCGTACTGGATAGCGTAAGGAAACAATGAATCGAAATACCTTTGAGCAGATTGAACTTCTATTGTTTCAAGAGAATCATCGTCAGATGTTAACTCTGATTGAATGTCGGTTGAATCAGTTCGCTCGTACCTTGCGGAGTGGCTTTGAAAAAACTTGCATACATCTCGCCAAGAGTAGAATTGATTTTCTCAATGTCATACCCTTTATCACGAGCCTTGTCATAAATGTTACTTGAATCAAACTCTGTGATACTCGGATGATTTTTGATAAGCGCCCAATGCCATAACTTTAATGTCATAGTCAGTGGGTACTTTCCGAGTTGTTCTAAATCAAGTCCATTCTTCTCACCTTTAGTGAGAGTCTTGCGGTCAAACTCAAACTCATAATCTTTATCTTCTACATTGATTGTCATTACATTTCGCATGATGAATCTCCTTTTTTGTTTATGTTATATTAAGCAACTGATTTTAAAGCAGTAACTTGAACGGCAGTCTGATGTAGAATTTCAGAAGCAACGATAGCAAGTTTACCCGCAACCGCAGATCCTAACGCAACGGCATCAACCCATGTGTAACCTTGACCTGTAATCTTTTGACCTGAACCATCGGCATAGATCAACAAGAAGAAGGCATCAGCGCCATTACATTTCGTTTCAACTGAAGTGAAATTAGCTTCGGTGTAGTTGTAACTAAATTCCATGTCAGGAGTATCTAAACGATCTCCGATATATCCTTTAGCAATCCAATCAAGTTCGGTAATCTCAATCTTACCTGGTGCGCCACCTGTAGCAGGTGCGCCTGTAATTCCAATCAATTTAGTGAATGATGCCGCAGCACCAGTAGCACTGTAAAATAATTGTGTACCCTTATCCGAAATCGCTTTTGCGGTCATGTGTTTGTATTCCTTCCTTTACCTTGTACGGTAAATAATTTTATTTTCATCTAGTATGCAAGAGAATCTCATATAGATGCGATAGATACTCGGGTCAATATTCGGTATCGGGTTTCTATCGTCTAACTTCATTCCATATTGATTGAACAGTACATCGACAACTAAATCGGATAGACTGTTCGCAATCGTTCTTTGCGCTACTATTTGCTTCTCTGCGAATATATTTACTTCTATCGCTAACGAGAATAATTGTTCTCCATGCGATAGATTCTCTGTGTTGAATGAGAAGTCTATTTGCTTCATCACAATAACAGGCATTGTGTATCCAGGATTCTCATATGGGTACAATGTAGCGCCATAGGGATTTAATAATGGATTTGATAACTGTGTATCGAGATAGTTGTATAACTCTTGAAACACTTCTTCTGTTTTCATGTTCATTTATTTAGTTTCCCTTCAAGTACCTTTCGCACAATGTTAGGCAATTCATTCTGTACATCTCTTGAACTCGAATACATGATGTGATAGGACGGCATACCATAACTCGGTAAGCCTTTCCAAAACCAATATAGATTCTTTGCCTTATCTTCTTTCTTCGCATCAGATGGTATGTTATACCCCATGAATTGGCCTGGATAAGGATTACCATATGGATATGGACTATTAGCACCTAACAACCCTGTACCGTACTCTACATAGCCTGAATGGTCTGAAACATTAACAATGTTACCCCGACATACTTTTCCACGATTGAGGATACGCTTCACATTCATGGACTTCATCGCTATTCGTTCATCGTCAGAATCAATAACACTTGACCTTTGGATGATCGCTTTCTCGGCAACTATTAGTCCTTGTTCCACTATCTCTACATTCGCCTTTTCAATTACTTTTGATAAATTTTTAATGTATGCAGACAATTCATTTAAACCATTTTTGAATACATCAAATTCGGGCATTAGCCAAACCTGGCAATTTCTTGAAATATACTAATACGCATCTATTCCCATCCAGCACTTTATCTACGGTGTAATTTGCTTTACTTCCGACAATCGTTTCTCCAGTAGGTGTGAACCCAAGTAGATATGCTTTGTCGAACTCGTTAATATCAATGAATGGGTAATCTACGAATATTCCTAAGTGAACCTGTTTAGCATCTGCGCCATACATTTGAATGTCGGATGTAGAACTAATAGGTTGGTGATTAACTTTGTATAATACAGGAGTTCCATACAGGTAACTTACATTACCGTCTGCATCTCTGATTTGAGGTAACAAGCGTTTAGCAATATACACATCTCTAAGCCAATCTTTAGGAGTAATGATCTTCACGATGGTGTACCTATTCTCGGTGTGAGTTCAGCAAGTGTGCTGCTCGAAATACCATTCTGTAAGAAGTCATAAGTGATAGTTAATCCGTTCTCGGAATAACTTTTAACTCCATCTTGACCCATATGATTGTATAACTGTACGCAAGCTCTCATAGTCCAACCATCATACTTTTCAGGTAGTGTAATGAGCGATGTATCTTCAAACGGATAGATGGTAGACTTTGCAATGTCAATAACTTGATCCATTAGATAATTGAGTAAATCTTCTTCTGCACCCGCTTCAATTTTTAGTGGTATTCTAATTTGAATAATTCTTTCTGCCGTTGTCATAGATGCCATAGTGTTACTCCTTTTCTTTTGCTAACTTCGCAAGTCGCTTAACCTTCGCTCTGTCATTCATCTGTGCTACATTTGTGTGAATCTGAACAACTACCCACCCACTTGCCAACCATGCCTTTTTATCAGAAAGCGGGATAGACATAACTACCCCGCCTTTCTTAATTTTCATTAACTAATTAAACTTAGGCAACGTACAGATCGCCGATATAAGCGATTAAGTCCGGCATCGTTGCTTCTGTACCGTAAGAGTAGAATAGTTCGATAGCATGAGCATTTGATAACGGAATCTTTTCGTCTGCATATTGCTTCGTAACATTCAGCGGTTGAGCAACTGAACCCATGAACATACAGAACGCATCAACAACTTGTAAAGCGCCTTTAGGAAGATGATTAGAAACCCAAACAGGTACGCCATGATATTGACCGATAGCGCCTTGTGCAAGTGCAATCGAATCAACAGGCAGTTCATCAATTTCTAAACGAAGCGCACTGTGTAATTTTGTGGTCAAACACAGACCTAACATATCTCTGTCAACGCCATCAACGTAGGCATTGGAAACATCTTCAACAGCAAGAATCAATTCTTCAATTTTTCCAGCAGTCGTAGCGGCAGCGATAGTAGCTTTAACACCAGTAGCGTATGCTTCTTTCCAAAATGCGGTATCGAGATCGCGTTTGAATGCTTTAATATGAGCCAACGCTTGACGATTCATCATATTAGGAATACCCGAAGTAAGAATGTCTTTTTCTTCGATTTCTTCAACGATTTCACGATCAACATTCAATGTAACAACTACTGGTGCAATTTTTAGAATTTTTCCCTTGCCAGCAGCACGAGCCGTACCATATGCAACGGCAGCGCTATCAGCGAAACGTTTGTATTCAACTGTGCCAGCGGCTACATTACCTGATTGATTCTTATTCTTAAATGCTACCGAAACTGCCGTTTTAGATACATTTTCGATAACTGCTTTGTATAATTCAGCAAGGCTTAAAGGTGTAACACCATCTGCCTGCATAAGTCCTAATGCGTTTAAACGTGCCATAATTAATTCCTCTTTCTTAACCTTTTAGAAGGTTGTGATTGGTTTTTCGGGAGTGTCAGGAATGATGGCATTACCAGGAGTGGGATTCTTGTTACTATTCAACATATCTTCTTGTTTCTTACTGACTGCGTTCTCACGTTGTTTAGTCATAGTAGCAATTAGAGATGTTGCAAAGGCAACGCTTCTGTCCTTATCTTCTGATACAATATTTCCGAGTAATCCGCCAAAGTCTGCTTCTGAATAACCGTTCGCTAAGAACAATTTTTCAACTTCAATTGAGTTGAGTTTAGTTCCTAACTCCTTTTTCATCTGTTCAAGATTTTTAGTTTCTAACTGATGCTTTTCTTCTGCGGTCATACTTGACTGCTTTAAGGTTTCATGTTCCGTATGTTCTGTCTTCCACTTCTCATTGAGTAAGCGATAACTTTCTTTCGGTATCATGTATTCCCCAAGAGCAGAACTTACTTTGTCGGCTATTTCTTGATTACCTGTCGTTTCTAATAACATTTCCTGTAAAGTTTTCATCTTATTTATCCCTTTCGGCTTTGAGGTGCGCCACACCATTGTTTAGGAATCTCATTTAGCCATGAGTAGCAATTTGTTTATGTACGCTACAACCCTTTACTTAGGGTTAGCGTTGACACCAATAGGATTTGTTACATCACCCACTTGTTTCGTTGCCGATTCAGGAGTAGCCAATGTACCAGACTGCGCTTCTTTCCAAAAACTAGAACCATAGAATAATTTAGATGCTTTCAGTACCGCAGCAGGATCACTCCAAAATTCAACGGTTCTAAATGCGATTTCAGGGTCAACTCCTGCCGTTTTCAAGTCGATTAACGTTTGTGCTTTGACAAGCATATTGTCCGATTTGTTACGAGAGAATTTGATTTCAATGTCCTTAGGTTGTAAGGTCTTAATATTTGATTGAGTTGGTTTCAACTTGCAGATTTTGAGAATGAGTTTTAACATGCGCTTTTCAGACACTTTGAATGAAAGTTCATCCTGTTTCGCTCGTTCATCTGCCATAGTCCATCCTTCACCAACTAATCTAGCCTGTCCTGTATCGCCACTCGATGCCTTATCACTCATACGAGGTACACCGGCAATCGTGAGCATCTGATTGTATAATCTGTCTGATAATACCTTCGTTTCTGAATGTTGAAGTTTGTTTGAAATTGTTTTAATGTCAGCTTTGAATTGAGCATTTGAATCTTTAACGAGCATGACCCCACCCGCTTTTGCTTCCGCTAACTTCATAAGGTCAATATCAGCGTTGACAAGCACGATAAGCGATTGAACGAACTGTTGAATGTCATCCATCTCATTACTTGCAATCAAATTCAGTGCATCTAATGTCGGCATGACCAACTCAATCAATCCATATCTGCTCATATTCAGCGGATATTCGATAATAGGTATTTCTCCCAATTTATTGACTTCATTTGCCACGTTATCTTTGACGTATTTCAAATCGCTAATTGTTAATTTATCAACATTAAATCTGAAATTGTAAATGTTGAATTTTGTATATACCGTCACAAATCCATAGTCCTTCAAGGTATTTCCGACCATTTCAGATTTCTTGACAAGGTAGAATCCGAATAGTGGCTTTTTATCAATATCGGTTGAGTACACAACTCCTGCTTGTTTAGGGTCAAGGTTATAGAACTCAAACGGTGTGAACTCTGAACTTACGGACTTGATGAATCTAAATGCCGTTCCACATACATACCAATCTTCGGAAAGGTCTTTGTCCTTACTCGGTTTATCGTTCTCTGCGAAGTATTGATTGAGTATTTCGATTTCTTCCTTAGCGGTATCTTCACCCATCTGCACATATTGAATCGGATCTCCGAATACATAACCTTTTTTGAACTCGACAATGTGATAAGCGTTATTTTCAAGTATCTTGTTGTTTATTTCGGGTCGAATCAATTTAGTCTTGGATAATATTTTCTGATTTCCACTTAAATATCCTTGTAGATACTGAATGTCTTGCACATTCGCTAAATGAGAAGGTAAAACTTCTTCTAAAATCATTTTTATTTCGTCTACGGAAAGATTCTCTTTCGTGAAACTTGCCGATAATTCTCTGCGACCAAACAAAGGCCTTTCTGCTTCACTTACCGTAGTATATTTATCAAATACGGGCATATGTTCACTCCTTTGCTTTATAAGCAAATTAAAAGGCATTGTTAATGCCTTTCAAAGTTATTGGTTACACTCATTCCCATTCTATGTATAAGTATTCCTATATACCTAAATCTGCTCTGCTCATAAAGGTAACTTTAGCAGTAACGGAACGATCTAATATAATCTCATTTACATACAACGCAAGGCTATCGGGCGCATCATCGTGCTTATTCGCATAATCGAATGAATACTTGGTGAAAGCATCCATGAATCGACCGTAATCAGTGTTAGGCGCATATGTACCCTTCTCTTTGAATATCATTTTACGCAACATCAACCCTCTAGCATCTTTGATACGAACTTCTTTAACGGCAGTATTGAACTTTTCCTTAATCTCGCATAATGTATAACCTTTTTTTCTTAGCAACTCTAACAACAATGTTTTAAGTGATGTATCAGTGTTATTTTCTACACAGAATTGAGTAATTTGATGTTGAATAATCATGTTCACAATATCTCCGTGTACTTCTGTCATGGCTTTTCGCTTGTATAGCACATCAATCAAGTAATGATCTTCGCCATCAACGCTAACTTTGAATATCGGCATTGATACATTATCCTTGCCCTTTCGAGTAGGATCGAGTACGGCATAACAATGGTTATTCATTCCATCTTTCGGCACTTTATTGAATGTGCGCAAGTTCTCGTAAGCGAACTCCATTCCTGATGGTGCGATAGGGTCTTGTTGATAGACACAACTAAATAGAAATGGGTCTGTAATCTCTTTCAAATTCCTTGCTTCGTTTGTTGACATGACATAAGGGCAAGTTGATTCATCGTGGCTATCAAGTAACGGAATACGAATGAATACTGCATGGCCATCTTCTGATACCCAAGTGTACTTGAACAGTTTAGATTGTTTAACCTTTGACCGTGTACTTTCTAGGTCTGTGATACGATTCAATAAATCTTTTGGTGTCCACATCGTACCTGCGAAGATGTACTTTACCGTATCTCTCTCTCTTCGATTCCACCATTCTGTTGTATATTTTTTCCAATATTGTTCGTGGATTTCATCGTTATGAGCCTCGTCAGCACCTTTAGTCATATCATCGAACTCAATAGCGAATCTCGCTCTAATGCCAGTTGTAGCGCCATCTCTTGTACGGACATAGTGTGATACGGCAGAATCAGAATTTTTTAATTTCCAATCTGAATCTTTTTCTTTATCGAATGGCTTATTACGATATATTTTAAAGTCAGGGAATATATCGGCATATAAATCACTTGAAATTAAGTCCTTAATCTGCCGTGAGAATCCATTTAACAAGTCATCTGAATAGGACATTCTCAATACAGAGTTATCACGATTCAAGCCATAGCACCATGCCGTGAAGTAATTGAGTAAGAACGACTTACCAGCGCCTGGAAATATTGACAATACAAACTTTGTCATCTTAGGGTCGAACGCCATTTTATTGAGATAGTAAACTGGAGATGCAAGTACATCTTTTCGATTGAAGAATACCTTGTTTTTCTCTGCCCTATCTGATTCCATGTGTTCGATAAAGTGTTTGAAACTTCTACGGCCAGCAAACGCATATACTCGTTGATGCAATTCCCATATTGTTATTGTCGTTTCAGGTTCTACTTTAGGTGATTTCAACATCTTCAATAGATAGTCCATCGTAACTGTAATAGCCATGCGACACGCATATTGTTTATCTTCTTCGTGGCTACTTGAATCAAATATGTATTGTAATATTGAAAATTGATCCGATAATAACTCGATACTTTTCTCAATAGTCGGTACTTTCTTATCGACAAATAATAAAGTAATCGAATCAGACATAGCTTTATAATCTAATATCTCCTGCTTGTTATCTGCCATCTTCGCTACGGCTTAACTTGCCCAACGTGACAGTAATAGGCAATTTCCAATCGGCTTTTCTCAATGCTTCCATTAACTTTTCACTATCTTTAGACATCTGTTCATATTCGTTCAGTGGCACTACACATTCATCGACATTTTCTCTTTCGATAAATATTCCATTCGGTTTAAATAATATTCCACCTTCTGCAAACTTAGGTAACGGCATTGATATTGATTTAATAGCTGGTACGATATAGTCAAGTTTTAATGTTGAACATTCGGTTGGAATGATATGCGCAAATTCAACACGAGAAACTCCGGCACATTTAACTCCATCAATCCATACTTCGGCATGAATCCCATCACTGATAATTTTTACTTTTTCGTTCATTTTATTTTTTCCTTTTTTAAATTTAATTATCGAATAGTATTACTTCTGAATTTGAATTGCGTTTAACGGTATCAATCGTAATCTTAGCGAATCCAGCCATACAAGATACATGAAGTTTCTCCGAGAAATCGGTATCTCCGACAACACTCGGAAGAAATATAATTGCCTGTTGAGCATCATCTTTAACATCTTTAGACTTGAAACTGTATCTGTGCCAATGACCACCGATGAATAAATGAGTGACACATTTGTGATGCTTTTCTGTATCTTCAAGAATGTTATCGTTTCTACTGTATTGATGGCCATGCGCTAACACGATGTTAAACGGCTTATCATTACCTAATGTCAGAAGTATTTCATCGGCTGTCGTGAAGTCTAGATTTTCCATACCACCATACTCATGTGCAGTATCGACAACATTCAATACAGTGTTAGTAATCAGCAACGCAAGGTTTTCGTCCATCTCATCACGCTTGGTATTGTAAAGCCGTAACTGACTATGATTATCTAGACTGACCATCATAAAGTGAATAAGTACATCCGGTAATTGCTTACTAAGCCACTTGATAATCGTGACTATCTCGTTGCTATATTCTCTTGCCTGTTTAGTCATTTCTTCGGTGATCTTAATTAACTGACCTACTCGTAAACTTGTTCCTTCAATGTCATCAGCATGGTCTGTCAAGTAAAACTCCTTGATACCGTTAGTGACAACATCGTTAACAATCCAATTGGCCATTTCCCATAGTCTTAGTTTGGCAATCTCTTTGTTATATTTTATTTGCGGTAAGTCGATCGTATAATCCCAGTGAACATCGGCATAGTGATATGAGGTTATCTTGGGAGTAATAATATGCTTAACGATTTTAACATCGGTCAAGTGAAACGTTTCTTTTCCCCATACTGCCATCATCGTATCGGAAGCTAACTTCTTATCCGAATATTCCCTGACTTTCATATCAACAATTGATCGTTGACGATTTAAGATATTTCGATTTTCCTTAATGCTTAATTCTTGTTTGGCAATATTATCTAGTTGCTTATCGTAGCTGTCTTTATCTGATTCGATAGACACTTTCTTAGTTCGATTCAACCGATTGATATTGCGATACATGCTTCTCAATTGCTCTCCTGAATAACCGCTGTCGTATATCTCATTGAACTTTATTTCCGTGTATAACCAATCGTTATTACCGTGATTGATACTCTGTGTATCGGACACTATTTTAATTAAGTCTTGTTTCACTTCTTCGGTGATAAAGAATTTACTCATTTACTATTCTCCTTTGTAGTGTTTGATATTGAAAAGAACCCTAGTAGGGGTACTGGGATTCTCTCCGTTATGTCCGAAATGGATAGAAAGGAGTAACTACCCAACCCGCCCACACACCTTCTATATACGCTATCTAAGGGTT